CTACCTATGACATTAAGTTCAACCTAAAGAATCGTAATTGGGCGATCAAGAATGTTGACTATGGCCCTGCCAACCCAGAAGAAGACAACGAAGAGTACTGGCAGAACCTTGCTGATATGTGGACAGTATCTATTGATGAAGTTCAAGAGATGCGTTGCGGTAACTGCGCTGCCTTTATCCAAACACCTGAGATGCTAGATTGCATCCTAAAAGGTATTGATGAAGAGACTGATGGCTATGCCAAAGACGTACAGGGCGCTGCTAATCTTGGTTATTGCGAACTGTTTGACTTTAAGTGTGCAGGTGAGCGCACTTGTTCAGCGTGGCTATCTGGTGGTCCTATCACCAAAAAGATGACCAAGAATCAACAGAATATGTTGATGATGGCTAAGACAGAATACAACATAAAAGATGAGGAAGATTAAATGGAAGCCTTATTAGCATCATTTTTAGAGTCGTTAATGCCAGCGGCAGTTGGTGGCTCAGAAGCCGTTATAGGTGGTGGTGCGGCTCCAATGTCTTTTGGTGATACCCTTGGTGGCTTTGCACAAAATCAGTTGGGTCAGCAAATGGCTCCCACTATGGATTTTTATAACACCATGACTAACCCAAATACGTCAATGGGTGACATGGCTAAATCAGCATTTAAATATTCCTTTAATCCAAAGGAAGATGAGAAATCATTAATGACACCCCAAATGGGTGGTTATGGTGGCGGTATGGCATCAAATTATGTTGGCGGCATTCCTTCCCTATTACAGAATACTGGATCTGGCATCCTCCCTTATATCGGCTCACGATAAGGAAATATATGAATAAAGAAAACCCAATGTTGATGGCTGAAACCTTGCAAGGCGAAATGCAAGAAGATGAGGTTATGTCTGAAGAACAACTACAAGGCGTTATCTCTGCTGAAATTTATGACGCTATTTCTTTCATAGATGATGACATTGGTGGCAATCGTGCATTGGCTACTGAATATTACTATGGCCTACCTTTTGGTAACGAAGAGGATGGTCGCTCACAAGTGGTGTCAATGGATGTGCGTGATACTGTGCAAGGCATTTTGCCAAGCTTAATGCGTATTTTCTTTGGTCCAGAGCGTGTGGTGGAGTTCGCTCCACAAGGACCAGAAGACATTGCTTCTGCCGAACAAGCTACAGACTATGTTGACTTTATTTTCAAGCGTGATAACCCAGGCTTTAAGATTTTGCACTCAGCATTTAAAGATGCTTTGGTACGCAAAGTAGGTATCGTTAAGTACTGGTGGGATGAGTCTGTAGAAGTCAAGGCAGAGTCTTTCTCTATGCTTGATGAACAGACAATGATGTTCCTGACTCAAGACCCAGACATTGAGATTTCTGCGGTACGTGAGTATCCTATTCCTGGCATGGCAGAGCAGAATCTTGCACAAGGAATTATGACTCCACCTCCCATGATGTACGATGTGGAGATCAAGCGCAGAATTAAATCTGGCAAGGTGAAGATTGAGGCTCTACCCCCAGAAGAGTTCCTAATTGACCGCAGAGCAAAGTCCATTGATGAGGCCACTTTTGTAGGCCACCGCACAATGAAGACTGTTTCCGATCTAGTCGCAATGGGCTATGACTACGATGAAATGGTTGAAGTTGCGGGTAATGGTAATGACTTTGACAACAACGAAGAGTACACAGCACGAAACCCGTTTGCCATTATCAGTACCGCAAACAATGGCGATCCATCAAGCAAGAGTGTTCTCTACATTGAAGGCTACTTAAAGGTAGACTTTGATGGCGATGGCATTGCTGAAATGCGTAGGATTTGCACAGTCGGTACTGGCAATAAAGTGATGCGTAATGAGATCGTTGCTGAACGACAGTTTGCCGAATTCTGTCCTGATCCAGAACCCCATACCTTTTTTGGTATGTGTCCTGCTGATGTGGTCATGGACATTCAGCGCATCAAATCAAGTATACAACGTGGCATCCTAGACTCTTTGGCTCAAGCTATCAACCCTCGCACAGCGATTGTTGAAGGTCAGGCCAACATGGATGATGTGTTGAATACAGAAGTTGGTGCTGTTATTCGCATGAGAGCGCCAGGCATGGTTCAGCCATTTACAACTCCTTTTGTTGGTCAGGCAGCATTCCCAATGCTTGATTACTTGGATGACATTAAACAGACCCGTACAGGCATTTCCAAGGCCGCCTCTGGCCTAGATGCAGACGCATTGCAAAGTACTACCAAGGCTGCAGTATCTGCGACTGTTAATGCTGCACATCAGCACATTGAGATGATTGCCAGAACCTTTGCTGAAACTGGTTTACGTAAATTGTTTACTGGTATTTTGAAACTCGTTATTGAGAATCAAGATAAAGAGAGAATGATTCGTTTGCGTAATACATTCGTGCCTATTGACCCCCGTTCTTGGGATGCCAATATGGATGTGATTGTTAATGTTGGCGTTGGCGATGGCACTCTTGAAGACAGAATTAATATCTTGAATCAAGTAGCAATGCGTCAGGAAATGATTCTCAAAGAAACTGGCGTTAATAATCCTGTTGTTTCTTTACCACAATATACCAATACATTAAGTAAATTATTACAGTTGGCTGGTATTAAGGATTCACAGAATTACTTTAACCAGTTACCTGTTGACTTCCAGTTGCCACCACCTCCAGAGCCAAAGCTCACTCCAGAGGAGATGTTGGCTCAAGTACAGGTTCAATCTATTCAAGCAGATATTGAAAAGAAAGCGGCTGAATTGGATTTAGAGCGTCAGAAAATGATTATGTCTGATGATCGTGAAAGAGATCGTGTTGAACAAGATGGTATTTTGCGTAGATATGAGCTAGAATTGAAATATGGTGTACAAATTCAAAGTGCGGAGATTAATGCCGCAATGAATACAGACCGAGAATTAATCCGTCAACAGGCTGCAATGAATCAGACGCAAGTCCCTCAACAGCCACAACCAATGATGTAAATGGACGATCTAGAAATTAACCTCGCAAGAGGAGACAGAGCAAAGTTACTTCTTGAGGATGAACTCCTTAATGAGATGCTTAAACGAATAGAAGATGACTGTTATCGTGAGATTCGTTCTTCCAAGTTAATGGAAGGACCAGTTAGAGAGCAAGCTTACTTGCTTCTGACGACAGTTGATATTTTGAGAGCAAAACTACGCTCTGTTATGGATACAGGCAAGATGGCAGAAGTTGCCCTTGTTCGTAGACGGGGAAGACCCCCAAACAAATGATTGTTAAACTAAGAGGTAAATATGTCCGATAACGCAAACGCAGTCGGTTCGATTACAGTAAACCAAGCAGCGCAAAGCTTTGCTTCCATGCTAGACAGCCAAGAGGGTGTTGACACTGGTGCAGAGGCGCAACCAGAGGAGGGGCAACCCGAATCTGAGTCTGAGGAAGTGGAATCTGCGGAGACGCAAGATGAAGCAGAGGAATCTTCCGAAGAAGTAGAAGGCGAAGACGAAGAGTACGAAGAAGAAGCTCCTAGGGATGAGAAGTTTGTTGTCAAAGTTGATGGCAAAGAAATCGAAGTCCCCAAGGATGAACTTATCCGAGGATATCAACGTGAAGCTGACTACACACGGAAAACGCAGAAACTAGCAGAAGAGCGCAAATTAGTCGAGTCTGAGTTTCAGCAAGTACGTGGAGAGCGTGAACAATACTCTCAGATATTAGGACAATTACAGCAGAAATTGCAGGAGTTTGAGCCTCCAGAGCCTGATTGGAATCGTTTAGAAGTTGAAGACCCAACTGAATATGCCCGTCAATGGACATCTCATCAGCGTAGGCAACAACAGAAATATGCGGTTCAAGCAGAGCAACAAAGGCTTAACCAAATGCAACAAGCTGAACTACAAAAGACTTTGCAACAAGTCATGGCTACCGAGGTGTCTCGGTTGAAAGAGAAAATTCCAGAATGGAGTTCTCCTGAAAAAGCCAAGGCAGAGGGTAAAGCTTTATTAGAGTATGGTCAGAATTTGGGTTTTTCAGAGCAGGAACTGAACGGCATTACAGATTCACGGGCATTGCTTGCGCTTCACAAAGCGTGGAAGTATGACCAGATGATGAGTAAGCGTCCAGAATTCCAAGCAAAGATTAAAAAAGCCCCGAAGATGGTCACTCCTGGTTCAGCAGGTAGCGTGAGTTCTAAGTCGAGTGATTTAAATAACGCAAAAAAGCGTCTTGCACAAACTGGAAGCGTCAGAGATGCCGCATCCCTTTTCGAGAAATTTATTTAAGGAATTAACATGGCTGCTATTACAAACACCTACACCCGCTTTGACGCAAAGGGTGTACGGGAAGATCTTTCAAACGTCATTTATCAGATCTCTCCAGAAGAGACTCCATTCATGAGCAATGTTGGTCGTGAGAACGTCACCAACACTTTCTTTGAATGGCAAACAGATGATCTGGCTGCTGCCAGCACAACTAATGCACAGATCGAGGGCGATGACATCACCTCTTTCACAGCAGTTACAGCTACAGTTCGTTTGGGCAACTACACCCAGATTAGCCGTAAGGATGTAATCATTGCTGGTACATTGGAAGCGGTTGACAAGGCAGGTCGTCGCTCTGAATTGAGCTATCAAATGGCCAAAAAATCTGCAGAAATTAAGCGTGATATGTGTTCCACAATGTTGGCTAACCAAGCCGCTGCTGCTGGTTCTACATCTTCTGCCCGTAAAACAGGCGCTTTGTTGGCCTTCTTGAAGACCAATACTAACGAAGGTACTGGTGGTGGTGATCCTTCATACACTACTATCCCTGATGCGGCTCGTACAGATGCCACAACAACTAACTTGCGTTCATTTAGCGAAGCATTGCTGAAAGACGTAATTCAGAAGGTGTGGACAGAAGGCGGCAACCCATCTATCGTTATGGCTGGTCCTGTTAACAAGCAGAACTTGTCTAAGATGGCTGGCATTGCTGGTCAGCGTTTTAACGCTACTGGTGCAAAGCCTTCTACAATTATCGGAGCCGCAGACATTTATGTTTCCGACTTTGGTAATGTGAGCATTGTTGCTAACCGCTTCCAACGTGAGCGTGATGTTTTTGTGCTTGATCCTGAGTACGCATCAGTTGCTTATCTGCGTCCCTTCCAGACAGTTGAACTGGCTAAGACAGGTGATGCCGAGAAGCGTATGCTCTTGTGTGAGTGGGGCTTGAAGATCAAGAATGAGAAAGCTCATGGCGCAGTCTATGACTTGAACTCAACAATTCAGACCTAATCTGAAGACAAAAGGGTGGGCTAATAACCCACCCTTTTTTTATCTATGCACACCAAACTATTTGATATTAATCCAGTTACTGGCACTCGCAAGATGTGGCATTACGATGCCGAAAAAGACGAAGCCACTATTGAGACAATTATTGATGCTACTCAGGTGGTAGCAGACAATCAAGCAAGATTTAACTCATTTGATGAGAAGGCCAATTGGAAGGGCGATATGCACCATGTTGCATCCATCCCTATGGCTTTGTATTATCAACTGAAAGCTGAAGGTAAGCTTGAAGATCAAGCCTACATGAAACGATGGCTCAATGACCCTGATAATCGTGCATTTCGCACAAGACCTGGAGAAGTTTAATGGATAGTAAGACCATTGGGATATTAGTCCCAACACGGGACTTTGTTAATTCTGGATTTGCCTTTGATTTGGCTAGATTAGTTGGATTTACTGTAGGTACAACAAATCACAAAGTAGTGATCTACACTAGTTCTGGCACTTTGTTGTCAGCACAACGTCAGGATTTGGCTAGGGATGCTATTGAGGCTGAGTGTACCCATACCCTGTGGCTAGATAGCGATATGCGGTTTCCAAAAGATTCCATCATTCGCTTGTTAAAACACGATACGGGTATTGTTTGTGGAAACTATGCCAAGCGTAGATTCCCTACCGAGCCGATTGCGGTGAAAAAAAATACCCCAGATATGGATGCAACTTTTATCAATCGGGTATATACTGAGGACGATTCAACAGGACTTGTTGAAGTAGACTACTGCGGAATGGGTGTAATGCTCGTTAAATCCGAAGTCTACAAATCTATGGAATATCCTTGGTTTGCTATCCCTTGGGTTCCCGCTGCGGAAGACTATATTGGTGAAGATGTATGGTTTTGCCGTAGAGCCGCCCAAAATGGGCATAAAACTTATGTTGACCAGGATCTTTCAAAGCAGATCCACCATATTGGCACATTTGAATACAAACATGAACACACACTAATGTGTAGGGATGTAGAAAATGGCACTTAATACTTTTGCAGGGCTTAAAGCAACAATAGCGGATTATCTCAATCGGGATGACCTGACGGCTATTATTCCTAGCTTTATCACTATTGCAGAAGCTAAATTTAACCGCAAGTTGCGTGTTAGACAAATGGTTACTAGGGCTGAAGGTCAGATTGAAACTTCATTCTTTGCCTACCCTGCTGATTGGCTTGAGGCCAAAGAGTTCCAATTAAATACAAATCCCATAACAAGGCTTAAGTTTGTAACTGAGGCTCAAGGGGATGAATTAAAGGCCACTAGATATACTACTGTTGGAACGCCAGCATATTACACAATTACTGGTTCTCAGTTAGAATTTATACCTACACCAGATACAACATATAGCGCAGAACTTACATATTATGCTAAGATTCCTGCGTTGAGTGATTCAAACACAAGCAACTGGCTTTTAGCTTATGCCCCAGACTTGTACCTATATGGTGCGCTAATAGAGGCTACACCATATTTGAAAGACGATGAACGTCTACCAGTATGGAGTCAGATGTATGTCAACTCCTTGGGCGACATTGAGGTAGCAGATGAAAGGGCTTCTGTTTCTTCAACTCCACTTGTTCGTGCCCGTACTTTGGGATAAAAAATGTCATCATTTACAGATTACACAGAAAATCTTGCACTAACGTATTTGTTTAATACTGGTGCTGTCACTCGTCCTACCGCATGGTTTGTAGGATTATTTACTGCTGCCCCTAGTGATACTGGTGGTGGCACAGAAGTATCTGGTAGTGGTTATGCCCGTGTATCTGCTGGAACCATTTCTGGCAGCGGTACGGCAACAACTTTTACAAATGCGGCAGCAATTGAGTTTGCCGCTGCTTCTGGTGGTAATTGGGGAACAATTGGTTGGGCAGGTATTTTTACTGCTTCAACTGGTGGAACTTTGCTTGCATGGGCTCCTTTGACAACCTCTAAAGCAATTAATGATGGCGACATTTTCCGTATTCCTGCTTCTAGCTTGACTATTACATTGAGCTAATATGGCTGCTTACGGGCGTGGCGATTATGGTGGAGGAGCTTACTCCTTTGGAGCGTACTTAGGTGCGCTTGCTATTGCCTCTGCGTCTACTGTAGTTGTTGCTGGTGACAAGATAAAAGATGCTCAGTTTGAGATAAGCTCGACTAGCACAGTAGCTGTAGGTGCGGTAAAGATTTCGAGTGCAGGTGTTGCAATCGTTGACACATCTGTAATGACCGCAGCAGGTGGATTGGATGCAGTAGGTAATGTTGATATTGTTGCAACAAGTGTTTTAAGTATTCAGTACAACCGCATACAGCCTGGTCAAGTGATAATTATTGATACTTCTAGCGTTTTGATTAATGCTAGAAAGAAATGGGAAACAGAAGCCGATGTGTCCGAAACATGGACAAAAGTTTCTGTATAAAGTTCAGACTATTAGGGGTAAAAAATGGCAGATACAACCACCACAAACCTAGGCTTAACAAAGCCAGAAGTTGGCGCATCAACAGACTCATGGGGTACTAAGATCAATACTGATCTAGACTCTATAGATGCTTTGTTTGATGCTGGTCCATTACTTAAAGTAACTAAGGGTGGTACTGGCGTTGGAACAAGCACAGGATCTGGAAATAATGTATTGTCAACAAGTCCAACACTTGTTACTCCAGTTCTAGGCACTCCAACATCTGCAACATTAACAAATGCTACTGGCCTACCAATATCAACAGGCGTATCAGGTTTGGGTACAAATGTAGCTACATTTTTAGCAACTCCATCAAGTGCAAATCTTGCTGCCGCACTAACAGATGAAACTGGTAGCGGTGCTAATGTATTTGCAACTAGCCCTACATTAGTTACTCCTATTCTTGGTACGCCAACAAGTGGTACTTTAAGTAATTGCACAGTAGATGGCACAAACAAAGTTGGCTATCAAAATATTCCATTGTCGGGTATCAAGACGGCAAGTTACACGCTTGTGGCTGGTGATGTTGGTAAGTTTATTGAACTAGGTACATCAGGCACAATTGTTGTTCCAGCAAGTGTATTTGCTTCTGGAGATGTCATTAGTATTTTTAACAACACATCAGCTACTATTTCTTGCACTTGCTCTGCTATAACAGATTTTTACAAGGGCGGCACAGACACTGACATCAGTACTTTTAGCATTACCACAAGAGGCGTTGCTACTATTCTTTTCATTACTGCTACAAGGGCTGTAGTAACGGGGAATTTAGCATGAGTGGGATTATGCTTAATGTGGTTGGTGGTACTTTTGCCCCTGCCATTCCTACAGTAATTGGCCAAGCATTTGGCGGTGGCTTTTATGCTGGTCAAATTGGTGTTAGTAGTGTTGCTACGCATTACTTAATTGTTGGGCCTAAATCTTCAGCTCAAGATCAAAAGTTGTGGAGTAATACTGGTACTAGCACACCTGGTACAACTTCTGATATTGACGGGCCTACCAACAGTAATAACATGAACAATGTTTTACACCCAGCAGCATATTTCTGTAAGGGATTGAGTGTAGGTGGTCAGACAGACTGGTATATGCCAGCTACAAATGAACTGGAAGTTTGTTACTACAATTTAAAACCAACAACTGCTACAAATAGCACATCATCAGGAATTAATCCAAATGCTGTTCCTGCTAGAGCAAGTAGCTACACATCTGGAACGCCAGCTCAAACGTCTGCTGCTGACTTTATAACATCTACTGGAGCAGAAGCGTATGATGCTTTACAGTATTGGGCTAGTACAGAACTCACTGCTACAAAAGCATTGATGATGCGCTTTAATAATGGTTATCAGGCAACTTATCTTTATAAGAGCAATACACTCCGTGTAAGAGCAGTTCGTAGAATACCAGTTTAAATTTTAAAAGGAGTGTTCCAATGTACATTTGTATAACCGAAGTTGATGCAGTTACAAAAATACTCTGCACAGTAGAACCACAGCGCACAGGCCCATCAATGCCTTTTGTTAAAGGTTTTGTAAACGCATGGAATGACAGTTCTACATGGCCTGTAGAAACATCGTCTGATGGCACATACCTAAGAGCGCCCAAGTATTACGGCACTTGTGATGACGATGCAGACACGACTGTTGTTGGTGTTTTACAAGTATTGACTGAGGCAGAATACACCGCAGCTAGAATTGCTGAACATGAAGCCCGTAGACCTTATCCATCTTGGATTGGTTACTTAGACACAATGACTTGGGGTGCGCCAGTACCAAGACCAGCAGATGCCATTATGAATGGTGGCAATGTTGCATATAAATGGGACGAAGCTACAGTTAACTGGATTCCACAGGCCAATCAAGGATGAAAGAGTTTTTCTTTATCTCTGGTTTGCCAAGGTCAGGCTCAACCCTACTTTCGGCTATCTTACGTCAGAACCCTGAGTTCTACGCAGATATTTCCTCTCCAGTACAAGGCTTGGTTACATCAACCATTAACGTCATTACGGGAGGCGAGAGCAACCATCTGATTGATGAAGACAGACGCAAGCAAATACTAAAAGATTTATTTAACGCTTACTACAAAGCAGTTACTCCAAATACTGTATTTGACACTAGTAGGGTATGGACTGCCAAAACGTCTTTGCTAAAACATCTTTACCCACAGACTAAGATTGTTTGTTGTGTGCGTGATCTACCTTGGATACTTGATAGCTTTGAACGCATTGCTGCCAAGAACTCTTTGTATGGTGCAACTTTGACAGACGATGAAGCAAAGCAAACAGTCACCACAAGATGTGATGCCTTGATGGATGTAAAGAAGGAAGGCCAAGTGGTAAAGCCCTATTATTTTCTGGAAGAAGGTTTACTGCTAAACCCCGACATGATTTTGTTAGTGGAGTATGAATCTTTATGCAAACAGCCTGAAAGTGTGATGCGTGAGATTTATGGGTTTATTGGCAAGCCTTATTTTGACCATGACTTCAAGGATGTCGAGTATGAGAATGAGGTATATGACAAAGCCTTAAACATGAAAAGTCTACATACAGTCAGAAAAGAAGTAACATGGCAAGAACGTCCATCAATTCTTCCTAATTCTGTTTGGGAAAAGTATTCTGGCAAAGAATTCTGGCGCAAACCAGCACCAGAGTTTGCAATCAAACAACTTTACAAGGTTAAAGGATGAAACGCATATTAGTTATGGGCTTGCCTGGCGCTGGTAAAACTTACCTAGCACAGCACATTCTTGAACACTTGCAAAATGACCGCAAAACAGTCATGTGGCTGAATGCTGATGATGTGCGTAAGAAATACAACGATTGGGATTTCTCCCATGAAGGCCGTATTCGCCAGAGCTTGCGTATGCGTGATCTTGCTGATAGCTACGATGTAGATTATGTGATCTGCGACTTTGTTGCACCTTTAGTTGAGATGCGTAACAACTTCAAGGCCGATTGGACTGTCTGGGTTGACACGATCAACCAAGGTAGATTTGAAGATACCAATAAGGTGTTTGTTGCGCCAGAACAGTATGACTTCAGGATTACTGAACAAAAGGCTGAGAAATGGGGTGAGTTCATTGCGGCTCACATTTTGGATGACCGCCAACGCCCTGTGTTTAATTGGCAAAAAGAAACAGTACAGATGCTTGGTAGATGGCAACCTTGGCATGAAGGCCATCGTAAGTTGTTTGAGAGAGCATTGGCTAAGACAGGTCAAGTTGTTATTCAAATCAGAGACTGTCAGGGTTGGAATGGCTCAAACCCATTTGCTGCTAATCAGGTAAAAGACTTTATCAAGCGTGATTTAGACCCTTTGTATCAAGGTCAGTATGAGATACAACTTGTGCCAAACATTGTTAACATTACCTATGGTCGTGATGTGGGCTACAAGATTGAACAAGAGTCTTTTGACGATGCCACTCACGCTATTTCAGCAACCAAGATACGCAAAGAAATGGGCATAGGTTGAATCATGAAAGAAGTCACCCACGAACAAATCTACGAAAGACTGCTTGCGGTTGAAACTAAAGTAGATACCATTGACACGAACACAAAAGGTATTGTAGAGGCTATACACGCCTTGGATGGGGCTTTTAAAGTACTAGGTTGGGTTGCCTCTGCTGCCAAACCTATTCTGTGGGTGGGTGCGCTAATTATGGCTGCTGGTGCTATTTGGCAAACATGGCTTAAAAAGTAATGGCTAATGTAAAACAACAACTAGATATTCCTGCTATACCTTCTTTGGGTACATCAGGAATTGTCTATTCTCAAAATGTCCAGAATCAAAACAATGGGCTTTTGAGGTTGTTTTTTACCAAGCTAACAAACGTAATTGGTTCTTTGATTGGGCCTTCTGGTGGGAAGTACTTAAACAATCCTTATGGTGTTTTTTTAGATACTACAGATCAAGTTGCAGCCAACACAACAACCGCTTATCCAGTTACTCTAAACACAACAAGTTTGTCCAATGGTGTTTCTGTTGCAAGCAATTCAAGGATTACTGTAGCTTTTGATGGCATTTGGAACTTACAGTTTTCAATTCAATTTAAGAATACCACCAATGATGGCCAAGACTTTGATATTTGGTTTCGCAAGAATGGCGCAAATATAGATAATTCAAATAGCCGCTTTCACGTGCCAGCAAGAAAAATTCTTGCCGATCCAAGTCATTTGATTGCATCTTTAAATTTTATGGAAAGCTTAGTAACAAACGACTACATTGAAATAATGTGGAGGACAACCGACACAGGAGTTAGTATTGAGCATTTTGCTGCTAGTTCAACCCCAACAAGACCAGTAGTCCCTTCAGTCATTGTCACAATGACGTTTGTGTCTAACCTACCTACGCTATAGAATGCAGATATGGCTTACATTCCACTACAAATTCCTCCAGGCGTATACAAAAATGGGACTGAATATCAGTCTAAAGGTCGTTGGAACGGCTCAAATTTGGTACGTTGGTATGAAAACACTATCCGTCCAGTAGGTGGATGGAGGAAGCGTTCTACTAATCAAATGACAGGTTTAGCCCGTGGTTTGATTAACTGGCGAGACAATAACAATAACAGACGTATCGGAATTGGTACGCATTCAAAGCTATATGCAATGAATGAAGCTGGTGCTTTGTTTGATATTACACCAGCAAGTTTTACTGTTGGTGATGCAGATGCAGTACTTAAAATTGGTTATGGTTATGGAACTTATGGAAGTTCTGCCTATGGCGTTGCAAGACCAGATTTAGGCTCATATACCCCTGCAACTACTTGGAGTTTAGATACCTTTGGTGAGTATTTGGTTGCCTGTTCAACTAAAGATGGTAAATTGCTTGAGTGGCAGTTGAATACGGCTAATGATGCTGTTGCCATTACTAACGCACCAACAAGTTGTACTGGCTTAATTGTTACTCAAGAACGATTCTTGTTTGCATTGGGTGCAGGTGGTAATCCTCGTAAAGTCCAATGGTGTGACCAAGAAAACAATACTGTATGGACTCCCGCTGCCACCAACCAAGCTGGAGACTTTGAGTTAACCACTATTGGCTCATTAATGTGTGCTAAACGAATCCGTGGATCTACCATTTTGTTTACTGATGTGGATGTACATACGGCTACATACATCGGTCCTCCGTTCATTTATAGTTTTGAACGTGTTGGTACTGGTTGCGGTGTTATCTCTAAGCAATCAGTAGCGACTACTGACAATGCTTGTATTTGGATGTCTGGATCGGGATTTTGGATATACGATGGTTTTGTCAAACCCTTAAACTCAGATGTATCAGATTACGTGTTCAGTAACATGAACACTACTCAATCATCAAAGGTTTATTGCGTTCACAACTCTACTTATGGTGAGATCTGGTGGTTTTACCCAAGTGCAGCTTCTAACGAAGTAGATTCTTATGTTTCTTACAACTATCGTGAGAATCATTGGGCTATTGGTACGTTAGCACGTACGTGTGGGACAGATCGTGGCATCTTTACCTATCCAATTATGGTTTCTACAGATGGGTACGTCTATGAGCATGAAGTTGGCTTTGCTTACGATGGTCAAACATTGTTTGCTGAATCAGGACCAGTAGAACTTGGAAATGGAGACAGAACTATGAGTCTGACGGGATTAGTTCCTGATGAGAAGACTTTAGGCGATGTCCAAGTTCGGTTTAGCACTAGGTTTTATCCCAATTCGACAGAATATAACTATGGCCCATATTCAATGGCTAATCCAACTTCAGTTCGCATAAATGGTAGGCAAATAGCCGCCAAGATTGAGGGTGTTAGATTAACTGATTGGCGTGTTGGGACAATTAGGTTTGATGGAAAGCTTGGCAGTTTGAGATGATTGACTATGAAAAGTACAAGATTAATGGTGAATTACCATTATGGGCTGTATCTTTTCAAAAAGTAGAGAAAATCTTACAACCTGCTTTAGAATACGACAATACATATAATATGCAGGACGTAGCCGACTGTATTGACAGTTGTACGATGCAATTATGGCCTAGTGATAATAGCGCAGTTATTACTCAGGTACAAAACTTTCCAAGAATGAAGGTTTTGCATATATTTTTGGCAGGTGGCAATCTAGAAGAATTAGAAATACTTGCCCACCATATTCAGAAGTTCGCTGAAGACATGGGATGCCAAAAGATCACCTTAACAGGACGTAGAGGTTGGTCAAGAACTTTTGTATCCAAATTTAACATGAAGCCAACACATTATTGGCTATCAACGGAGGTGTAATTATGTCTGGTGGTTCAAGTCAACAATCACAGCAGTTAGATCCTGCATTGCGTGAAGCTTATTTGCAGAACGTACAAAGCGCACAAGGCGTTGCCGCAGGTTTGGCTCCAAGAGAGTTTGCAGGGTTTACTCCTGATCAACAACAGGCGTTTGCGTTGAATCGTTTGTATGGAAGCGCCCAAAGCGCTCCAACTTTGTATGCGACTGATGCTGCAAATATATTGAGACAAGGCGCTCAATATACTCCTCAGAATGTCCAATATGGTGCGTTTGGTGGAGCAACAGTAGACCCTGCGGCTATGGCTGCTCAACAAGGTTATCAAGCGGCACAATTTGCAGGTGCTACTGCTGGTCCTGCTGAGAGGGCGCAAGCGGCTCAACTATCCCGTTCAGCAGTTCGTGATGTAAATGCCGAGCGTATTGCCGCAGAGCGTATCGCTGCTGCACAAGCAGCTAGAAGTGGCGCAAGAGATGTATCTGCTACTGGTGTTACAGGCGCTCAAGTAGCATCTGAAGCTTTGGGTCAGATTGCTCCACAAGCTCGTGGAAATATTCGTGATATTGAGGCGGCATCATTTCTGAATCAAAATATTCAGCAGTATATGAATCCATATACGCAAGCTGTTACTAATCAAAGTTTGCAAGATTTAGAGCGTTCACGCCAATTAGAACAACAGAGAACTGCGGCTCAAGCTACTGCGGCACGTGCTTTTGGTGGCTCCCGTCAAGGTGTTGCGGAAGCAGAGACTAATCGTGCATTTGGAGAAAATGCAGCTCGATTGGTTGCCCAACAGAATGCCGCTGCTTACCAGGCTGCACAACAAGCTTCTGAGGCTGACATTGCTCGTACTATGCAGGCTCAACAGCTTAACCAAGCTCAAGATGCCGCTACTACTCAGCAAGCATTGCAATTAGCGGGTCAGTTTGGTTTGGCTAACCAAGATGCAAACTTACGTGCGGCTTTGGCTAATCAAGGTGTTGATGTCCAGTATGGTCTTACAAATGCCCAACTTCAACAACAAGCGGCATTGGCAAATCAAGCTACTGGTTTAACTGCAGCTCAAGCTAATCAAGATGCAATGCTAAGGGCGGCACTATCTAATCAAGGCTATGATTTTAATGTTGGTCAGATGAATACAATGAACCAACAAGCCACTAACTTGGCAAACCAAGCGGCTGCTAATCAGATGGCTCAGTTCAATGCTGGTAACTTGCAACAAGCAGGTCTTGCTAATATGGGCGCTACTAACCAAGCTTCTCAGTTTGGTGCTTCTGCATTTAATCAAGCAGGTTTAGCTAATCAAGCGGCTTTAAATGCACGTGCGGCTCAACAAGCAGGACTGACTCAGCAAACGGGTTTGACTAATGCTCAAAACTTGTTACAAGCTAACTTAGCTAATCAGCAAGCTGGTTTGGCTGCCAATCAGCAAGCACTTACTAGTGGAAGCCAGTTGGCCTCTGCCGCTACAAACTTGCAAAACCTTGGATTTGGTCAGGCCAATCAACTTGCTCAACAAGGTGCATTGCAACAAGGCTTCTCACAACAACAGTTGGATGCCATCCGCAATCTCCCATTGGAGCAACAACAGATTCTCAACCAAGCATTGGGACTCAATGTTGGCGGTGGTTCGGGAATGCAATCATCTTCTACTTCACGCCAAGGTTTGCTTGGCTTGCTTGGCCTCTAAGGAGTTTATATGTTTAATCTTGGTTTGCTGTCTGATGCGGCACTTACTGGTTTAAGTGAAGATGAAAAGAGTAACCTGCAAAAGCAAGCTACTCAACAATTCTTACTTGGCTCTTTGTTAAGCAATGACCCCTCTATGGGCTTAAAGTCTGCTCTTTCTGTGCCAGATCAGTACTTGAGTGGTCAACGTGCTATTACTGAAATGCAGCAAAAGGCTGCTGATCGTGCTGCTGTTGCAAACTTCCAAGGCAGATATATGCCTACGCAATTTAATGAAGCTAGTCCTCAGTATATGGGTCCAGTTACCCCTAATGTTGCTCAACAACAAGAAGAGTTAAAGGCTGCTAGAGCGCAAGGTTTGCCATTTAATATTCAGAATGCTTTACAAGATGTAATTAATTTACCTACTGCTGCGCAAGGACCAATGCGAGAAACCATTACTGCATTGCAACCTAAAGTGCAAGGTAATTTATTGCTAAACCCAAATATGCAAATATTGCGTGGTTTGCCAACACAAGATAAAGGCATTACATCTCAATACAACCCATTAACTGGTGGGTATTCTGCGGCTCCTGTGCAGAACTATATGCAATCTATGATTCAGTCTACTCCTCCAGAAGTATCTGCTAACACTATGCTTGTTCCAATGCAAGGCGGTGGATTTACACAACAAGCCATTCCAGGCGCTACTACTGCTATTGGAGATATTGAAAGAGCTAAAGCAGTTGCTCAAGCGGGCGGTCAAGTTGAACAAGTTATTGGAGCAGATGGCAAGACATACTTTGTTCCTAGGTCTTCTCTTCTTACTCAACCTCCTCGTACTGGCGGTGTTGGAACTACTCCAGCAACTGGCGGTGTAGGTGCAGTAGCTAAAATTTCTCCTGCTCAAGAAGCAGTAAATCTGGCAACATCAAACCGATATAACGAATTTACAAAGACTGCTCTTGATGCCGCATTGACTGTTGGTGATCGTAAAACTTCTGCTGAGTATTTGTATAACGCTGCTGAACAACTTGATCCAAATAAACTGACAGAGTTTTTTGCTACAGGTGCTTCTTATATGAGAGCTATACCTGGTGTTGGCGACAAGTTTGACTCATTAGTTGGCAATGTTAACTTGCTAAACAAGACACGATCTGAAGGTGTTTTGAAGGGTTTGAGCAACATTAAAGGCAATGCCAATGCGTTTGAAGGTGGCATTGTTGACAAGGCCACAACTGGTGTAACTGATCCTAAGTTTGTTACTAAGTACGTGTCTGCTCTTGAAATTGCTGCCGCAGATAAAGATGATGCTCGTCAGAGATTTATTGATTCTTACACTGGTGATCCAAAAGCTGTTTATACGGCATGGGCTAATTCTCCTGATAACCCTCGCTTGTACAATCATCCAAAGGTTAACCAATTCCTTAATGAGCAAATTTCTTCTTGGCAACAAGGTGGCTCACAAGGTACTCCTGTAATGCCATCTGGTTTTACAGTAGGCCGTAGCAAATCTACTGGTGCTATCCTTATTAAGAAGCCTGATGGCTCTACATATACAGTAGGTCAATAATGGCAACTAAAGACGAAATCTTTGCTTTTGCTGCTCAAGAGGCAGAGAGACAAGGTGTTCCTCTTTCTTTAGTGCAGGGCGTAGTTGACACAGAGTCTCAAGGTATTTTTAATGCCATTGGACCAAAAACTAAGTCTGGTGATCGTGCCTATGGACCCATGCAGTTGATGAGTGCTACTGCTAAAGATCTTGGTGTCAATCGGATGGATTGGAAAGATAACATCCGTGGTGGTGTTAAATATCTCAACCAGTTATCGCAACAATTTCAAGATCCTAGCTTGGTCATGGCGGCTTATAACGCTGGCCCAGGTAATGTACAAAAGTATGGTGGTATTCCTCCATTTAAAGAGACTCAAAATTATGTTCAAAAGGTTCAAAACTTTATGGCTAAATCTACAACTGATGACGATTTCGTTCCTTTCGGACAAGAAACAAAAGCTAAAGCAGCTCCTCAAGTTGTAGGCGCTGACGATTTTGTGCCATTGTCTGGTACTCAACAACAAGCACCTAAGACTCAAGTAGCACCACCTACCCCTGCTGATTTCATGCAGAGTGTTCGCCAACAGGCATTTCAGCCAAGGACTCAGTTTCAACAAGACGTTGCTGCAAGCTTTAACCCATTAGATGTGTTGCGTGGCAAGACTACTACTGGACAGTTAATCTTTGGCACTGCTGACTTGATGGCTCAAGGCATTAAGGGTGGTTTGAGTGCGCTCGGATTATCTGATGAATACCTTGGCATTGATCGCAACAAGCCACAACCCGTTGCTCAACCTACACAATCCATTAGCGACATTTTAAAAGGCACTTACAAAGTGGCTACAGAGCGTCCTGGTCTATTAGTTGGTGGGCTTGGTACTGGTTTGCTTGATCCTGCAACTTTGGTGTTGCCTGGTGCTATCCAGAAATCTATTGTTTCTGCTACACCTAATGTGCTTACACAAATGGCTCCTAGGACTGTTGCATTGGCGCAGAACATTGGTACTGGAGCCACTACTGCCGCCCTTACATCTGCTGCAGCACAACAGGCTAATACAGGAACAATTAATCCTCAACAAGTGTTTAATGAAGCGGCTGCTGGTGGTATTTTGACTGCTCCTACTGCTACTGTTAGTGCATTAACTACACCTAGAGCGCCAGCTAAGTTAACTCAAGCTCAATTAGTTGCCGAACGTGCTATTGCTGAAGGCGCTACATTGCCTCCTACACAAGTAAACCCATCAATGTTAAACAAAATCATTGAGGGCATATCTGGTAAACAACAAACAAGTCAAATTGCTTCTGTTAAAAACCAACAATTGGTTAATGAACAAGCTCGTAAAGCTTTAAATCTTGCTCCTGATGTTGAAATTACACCACAAGTATTGCAACAATATCGAGATGTTAAAGGTCAAGCTTATGATGCACTTAGAGCAAACCCTGCCTACTATGCAGACAAGCCATTTTTAAATGATATTAATTCTAAGACTGCAGAAATACAAAAAAGAGGCGGTCTTGTTAAGTCTGGAGAAGAATTAAACCTTTTAAATGAATTAAAACAATTACGTTTTGATGGCGATGGTCTTGTTGAAAAAATTAAAGTTTTGCGATCAGATAGTGATGTTAATTTTCGATCTGCAGATCCAGACAAAATACGTTTAGCTCAAGTACAAAAGTTTGCTTCAAAACAGCTTGAAGATCTTGCAGAACGTAATTTAAAGAATTTTAATCAACCAGATGTAATGACAAACTTTAAACAAGCTCGTCAAGACATTGCTAAAAGTTATACGATTGAAAAAGCTTTAAATGCCGCTACTGGAAATGTATCAGGAGCTGTATTGGGCCAAAGAGCCGCTACTGGCAAGATTGTTCCAAGTGAACTGCAAGCATTATCAAATGCCGCTGCCGCATATCCAACGGCATTTCAAAATGTAGCTAGGATTGGTAGTGTTCCAGGGTTTAGTCCACTAGACATTGGAACCGCAGGTATTGCTAGTGCTGCTGCAGGTAATCCATCTGTTATGTTGAGTGCCGCAACAAGACCTACATTGCGTTCTCTTGCAGTTTCTCCAATGTATCAACGTAATATGTTGCCTAGTTCGCAACCGCAAGCACCAGGACTGTTAAACAGAATAACTTCTAATCCATTGACCAACTATGGATTAGGTCAGTTGCCTGAGTATGGTACTGAGCGTTTCTTACTCCCAAGATAACATGAAAGATTGGCTGTTTGCGATCATTGCAGCAGTCAGTATTACTGTCTTTGTGGCCTTTTGTAGCTACACAATAATTTGGGCAATGCCGTGAAATGGTTACTAATGTCATCAATATTGTTTACATTGGTGGCATCTAGTAAAGATAAAACTGAATACAGATGTGTCAGGTGGGCTTGGACAGGTGATGTTTACAACCGAAAGGTAGTATGCCTTGAGTGGCAAAAGGTTGAGAAAAAATGATTGATCCAATAACAGCTCTAGCTGGCATACAGTCAGCAATCAGCATGGTCAAGAAGGCAGCTAATGTTGCCAATGACTTAGGCTCACTTGCGCCCATGATTGGTAAGCTATTTGACGCTAAGTCTGTAGCTACAAAAGCCATGCTTCAAGCCAAGCAGTCTGGCAAAGGCTCAAACATGGGAACGGCTCTCCAGATTGAGATGGCACTAGAGCAAGCTAGAGCGTTTGAAGAAGAGTTAAAGATGCTCTTCATGCAGACAGGAAAGATTGACGTATGGCAGAAGATTAAAGCCCGTCAAGCAGAGATGGACTTGGCAGACGCTAAAGAGATAAGCGCATTAAAGAAAGCAGAGAAAGCAGCCAAACAGAAAGAGCAAGAACAACTAGAGATTGGTTTGGCAATAGGTGGAATCTGCTTTGTTCTATTTCTGGTCTTTGTTGGCGTAAATGAGTTGATGACATTCTGTGAAGCAACAAGAAGGTGTGGTCGGTGAATGAGTATCAAAAGACCTTTGACTTATGCCTAAAAATCTTTGTTTACGGGGTGGTGGCTTTATATTTCTTGGGTTTTCTGAAGTTCTTACCTGATGATCTGTCTGACAGAATTGTCAATCTTCTACTTGGAAAGGTTGGTCTTGGTAAATGAAGTACTTACTTGTATTTGTAGCTTTTATGCTACATGGTTGTGATGAAAAATATCGCTATTTCTGCCAAAACCCAGACAATTTCCATGCTGAACAATGTCAGAAACCTAGATGCCAGTTCACTCAGACTTGCCCTGAGTACTTGGTTGCCCCAATCTTGGAGAAAAAAATCAATGATGTCCAACCAGAAACAAAAGCTAACAACTGAAGAGATTGAGGTAAGAATTTGGGGGTTTGTTGTGATTGCAGTCACACTTATCCTCATGTTTATTGTTGCTGCTTTGCTCTATTCTGTGACTTTTGTGACTCAGCCAATCAAGAGCATGGCTCCAATTGACCAAGCCTATACCAAGATGCTAAACGATATTGTTCTGTTGATTGTGGGCGGTATCGGTGGCGTTATTGGTAAACGGGCTATGTCAAGTGCCGCCAGAGCGTTTAATCCTCCAACGCAACCAATGTGTCAACCAATGGGTTATGGAGGCTCTATGGGCGGTTTTAACTCGTCCTATGCCCCTCCGCAATCTGCGTATGGTTTGCCTAGTCAACCTTTCGGTGCTATGCCTGTTTGGAAGAACCCAGAGTTAGATGAATCTTGGACACCTGGACCACCTCCGACTACTCCTCCAGAACACTTGGAAGAGAATGAAGAGCGTGAACACATGGCAATGGCAAGAAAAGAGGCTGAATAATGTTCCCTATACCTTTACCTTGGTTAATAGTGGGTGCTTTGGTATCTCTCTTTGGTACATACCAAGTAGGACACCACTATGGATGGCTAGAACGTGATAACGACATGAAGATTGCCATTGCAAAAAAGAATGATGAAGCTCGTTTAATAGAGCAAAACATGACTGAAAAACTTTCTCAACAATCTGCCAAACTTCAGGAAGCCAATGATGCTATCAACAAAAAAACTTCTGCTCTTGCTGTTGCCAATCGTGCTGGCAAGTTGCGCCTCTGCCCCCCAAGTAACTTACAAACCACCACAAGTACCGCCTTTGCCAGCGCAGATCCAAAAGCAACCAGCCAATCTGACAGACCGACTAATGAACCTTCTGATGCCGAAAGAGCAACCATTGACGCAATCGCAGAAATAGTTGCCCAAGGAGATAAGAATACTGTCGCTTTGAATGCTTGCGTAGACTCGTATAACCAGATGAGAGATTTACTAAATGGTAACAAGTGAACAATTAGCTAGATTACATATTGGTAATCAATGGGTAGATGCTCTGAACGCTACATTTGATCGTTTCAACATTGATACACCAGTTCGCCAAGCGGCATTTATTGGTCAATGTGGGCATGAGTGTGGCAACTTTAGGATTCTTGAAGAAAACCTTAACTATCGTGCTGAAACTTTACAGAAGTTATGGCCTAAACGCTTTGATGCTGCCAAGGCACAGATGTGCGCTCGTAATCCTAAGTTGATTGCCAATACTGTTTACAGCTCACGTATGGGTAACAGGGATGAGGCTTCAGGGGATGGATGGCGTTTCCGAGGCCGAGGATGTATACAGTTGACTGGCTCTGCAAATTATCACCATGCAGGTCAGGCATTAGGTGTTGACTTCATTATGGAGCCTGATCTTGTAGCTACACCTCAGTACGCTGCACTAACAGCAGGGTGGTTTTGGGACACCCATAAACTGAACCAATTTGCTGATGTACGTGACTTTAAAACCATGACAAAGAAGATAAATGGCGGTTTTATTGGCCTAGAAGACCGCATCAAACATATAAATCATGCACTTGAAGTTTTAACAAGTTAAATATAATTGTCATAAATACTGTATAAGGTGTTGAAATGCCTAACATTCCTACACCAGAAAATGCTGAGTTATTTGCACAAAGTGTCAAAAAGTGGCAACAAGTGCTTAGTCTTGGTGATTGGAGAATAGAGAGAGGAAGTAAACCTGCGAAGGCTGCTATGGCTTCTGTAGAGTTTAATCCCTCGGCTCGTTTGGCTACTTACAGACTAGGTGATTTTGGTGCTGAAAAAATAACACCTGAGTCTCTAGATCAGACTGCTTTACATGAGTTGCTTCATGTATTCCTACACGATTTAATGACTGTGGCGCAAGACCCTAAATCATCTCAAGATGAAGTGGAAATGCAAGAGCATAGAGTCATTAACCTTTTAGAAAAGTTACTGTCTAAGGATTCCAATGGGCGCTCATAACGAAACCTGTAGTGATATGGAGTTTATCCAACTATGGGGACAACTTCAATCTGCTACAAAGATAGCTAAACACTTAGGAATAAACAACAGGGCGGCTCATCTACGCAGACGTTGGATTGAAAAACAATACAACATGGTACTTAACGCAAGTGACTTGCGTGGTATGCAATACGATAAAAACAAACCTAAGTCATTTAGTCCACTAAAGCAAGTTGAACTTGGGATGCTAGATGGATGTGTGATTGTTTTTTCTGACGCTCACTTCATACCTGGTCAACGATCTACGGCGTTTAAAGGGCTTCTATGGGCTATCCAAGAGTTCAAACCTGTAGCGGTGATATGTAACGGGGATGCGTTTGATGGAGCGTCTATCTCTCGCCATGATGTAACTGAACAACCAGCGACAACTGTTATTCAAGAACTAAAAGCCTGTCAGGGTGCATTGGGTGAGATTGAGGAAGTAGCTAAAGCAGCAAGGCACAATGTAAAGCTCTTGTTTACATGGGGCAATCACGATGTCAGATTTGGCAATCGTTTAGCGCAACACGCACCACAGTACAAAGAAGTGTTGGGCTTTAAACTGACAGACCACTTTCTTGATTGGGATTTCTGTTGGGCAGTATGGCCTACTGCTAATTGCATCATTAAACACCGATATAAGGGTGGTGTTCATGCCACTCACAACAATACTGTCAATGCAGGTGTGTCAATAGTTACTGGACACTTGCATAGTCTAAAGGTCACGCCATTTGCTGACTATAACGGCAATCGTTTTGGAGTAGATACAGGCACTTTGGCTGAGACTGATGGACCACAATTTACTTATGCTGAGATAAACCCAAGCAATCACAGATCGGGCTTTGCGGTGTTAAACTTCTTCAATGGAACACTACTTTGGCCTGAACTCGTCCACAAGTTTGATGAGGATCAGATTGAGTTTCGTGGTGAAGTAATTGATGTAGGTGCATTTTGAGTGCTTGGCTAATCATACTTACAGGGGCAATCTACGCCTACATTGCTGGTGAGCAGCTTTGGAAAGATAACCCACACATGGCTATTGTCTATGCGGGTTATGCTTTTTCTAATGTCGGACTTTACTTATTAGCTAAGTAATTTCCTTCTGGAAGACTCCATTTGGCAAAAGAGTACCCCTACGATTCTTGATCTGATCGTATGCAACTTCCATGCAGTCTACCAGATGTATGTCCTGTAAAGCGCAGTAATTGATAAGACAGACCATGACATCACCAACAGCATCCACAATAGCTTCCCTGTCATTTTTAATCGTGGCATCTGCTAGTTCTCCCATCTCTGACATTGCTTTGAGAAGCTGAACGTCTGGTGTACTGTTAGGAATAATCTTACGGGCTTCTGCCCATTGGATTATCTTGATTTCAACTGCTGCGTAACTCATTTTTATCCCTTAAAACATTTTCAATTTGGCTAAGAGTATCATGGTCAACATAAGAGCAAAAGTAAACAAACTCTTCCTCTGTAAGACCTTGCCATTCAGGTTGAATTTTTTGCACTTCTTTCATTGAAGTTTCATGCAAATCTTTAGTCATCTCACTCTCCTTAAAGGCTCTTGATATTTCTCTGGTGGTGGTGGAAGCATCTTCTCTGAAGGTGGAGTCCATCCATGTTTTCTCCAAAGGGCTTGTACATCCGAACCTGATTCCCATTTGAAATCTTTGTTTGGCATAGATGGATAACTGATCTTTGAATACGGAGGTTTTTCTATCATTTAATTGCTTTCAAAACACGTTGAGAATGGCCTGTAGAAGCCTTGCGTCTTTCGCCTGTGTCTTCTATAAGACCCTTGCGAAGCAGCGGTGCAAATCGTGGACTAATTGTTTGTACTCCATGATTGGGGAAGTGAGACATAACTTCCTCTGCAATACACCCGTCAGGATGCTTGGCTATAACTTCATAGACCTGTTGCTCAAGTGTTGTTGAGTCAACCTTCTCGGCAGCATCCATACTGGTATCTGGATCTGTGGTCCTGACCATCATCTTTGGCTCTGAACCAAAGAGTCTGTTAAAGGTATCTTTAAAATACACGCTCGTTAGTAAACTCATTATTAACTCCTATTAGGTGGAGGGAAAACTGCTCGTCTGCAAGCTAGGAAAATCCTTTGCACAGCTCTCCCCCCAGGTTTATATTAACTCAAAATGGAATGTCATCAGGCATATCATCAAAGCCTGAACTCTTGGGTTTTGCTTTTTGTGGAGCTTGTTGATCCTTTGGAGACAATGCCAAGCCCATAAACTTGCCACCTTTACCCTCTTTGATCCAAGCACTAAGCCAGAAATCCTGACCATTTACTGTGATGTTGCCCTTGTAATCGGGGTGGTTTGGTATTTCTTTTTTGTCGTTCTTAAACAGAACACCAGAGTTGTCACGCTTTTCCATTAGATTTCCTTTGCTTTCTTTAACGCTGAACGCACTTTACTAGGTAGGAGTGTCCAAAGAGCAACTTTCTGTTCGCTATCTAGGTTCTCTCCTTCCAACTTATCCCAAGCTGCCTTGGGGTCACCTTGCTCACAAGTAGCAATTAATTCTATTGCTAACTCGTCCAAGTATCTTAATTCCTCAATCGGAATGTTATCTGTCGCACCCTGAGTTGGAGTAATTATTGGCGCTTGCCTTTCCTCTTTCATTGGAGGAGAAGAATCTAAAGCATCATGCTCAACAATCTCCATAGCTGATACCCATAGGTATCTTCTAGTGTACGTTTCTACAGCCCCTAGGTTTTGAATTGGATGGCAACCTTTAAGATTTGCTTCTGCCATAGGGCTTGTCAAAACGATCTGAGTGCCATCATCTGTATCTGTGATACAAAGAGTAGCCAGCTCCTTGTCAAATGACACTACACCGCACAAACCAACTTTATAGAAGATTTGATTAATTGTAGGCAAAAAGTCCCCAAGTTCAAAGTATTGATACCCTGCAAACTTGTTGTGGCCTGACTTTTTAAGTGGAGCCGCTTGCAAGGCAATCCTTGCTTCCATCAGTTTTTTATGTACACCCATGATATTTCCTTAAGTATTTTCGTCTAACTCTTGTTGAATAATCTCTTTTTGTTGTTCAGGATATAAATCCTTGAACTCGATAAAGTCTGCTTCTTGGCAGCAAACTATTTTATCCCCTTTGATTGCCAGGCAATAGGGGCAGTAGTGGATGTCTGAAAAGTGTTCAGAATACTGTTCAAATAATGTTTTCATTAGTGGAAACTTTCATAAGCCATTGTCCACAGAACATCACCCGCCAGATCGGTAAGTTTGTTCAACTCATCTTCTGTTAGTGGTGTTCCATCTTCATAGCATCCACCTGAAAAGTAGGCATCAGCAAAGTCTGGAAAGTCCCTGCTATCTACTCCATCTATCTCTAGGTCTACAACCTTTTTTCCATTAAGAATCGGCATATTTACTCCTGTTAAGCGTGGGTTACTGTTTGCCCACACCACTAATGTGCCACATACATTCCTGAATTTACATAGGGGTTTTCCCTAATTTACGCAACTTTTTTATCATGCTAGGCTATGGGTATGAACATCGAACAAATTGAACAAAAGTGTGCAGAAACCTTGCTTGATTACGCAATCACAATGGCTAATGCTTACGTAACCGAACCAGAGGACTTCAATGCCGCAGTCGTAGCTTTGCTTTGCAGAACACTAGAAAACCATATAAACCGCCCCATCAACATTCAGGAACTTTACCAATGACCCAAGAAGCAGTTATCAGAGCATTACAAAATGGACCACTAACGTCCTATCAAATAGAAGACTTAATAGGCATACCCAGACTATCTATTGCAGCTTGTTGCACCAAGATGAGCTACAAAAAGAAACTCAAAATTGGAAAAATTAAGTTGGGTAGGTCTTGGGTTTCTCAGTACACCCTAGAGCCACACATGATTGAGGCTGAAAAGGTAGAAGAGCCTCGTGATCTGCTAAACCCTTTTGACATTAGGAACGCTAAAGGTATCTTTTCTAAGTCTGAATATGCTTCTATGAACGCCCAGGCTGTTCGTTTGTTTGGCAGAAAACCAACAAATGAAATCACAAATAATCAATTTATTTGAAAAAAACTTCTTGACACAATAAAAAGTTGTGTACAATGAAATTGTTGTCGTGGAAAACAACAGATTTAGGCCACTTAATTCTACTCTCGCCCTTGGTTTTTACCCTTGGGTTTCCACCGAGGGTAGAGCTAAGTGGCTTTTTTCATGTCTTTCACACAGCCGTACTCCACACGAAAGTAGTGCATCTGCATGGATGGCTTGGAAGAAAACACCGACATCAGGAAACACCCCCTGTTTGCCGACCAGCGTTAGTTAAGCGACTGGTAAAGCATTTGGTACATCGGTGGTAACAAGGCCAAATGTATAAGCGAATTAACTCGTCATGCGCACTTGGGGCGTTTTGTATTTTAGTTAACAGGAGTGAATAATGAATACCTTAATGCTTGGAGAAGGTCGGATAGAAAGTCCTCTATCCACCCTTGGAGAACCTATGTCTAAAGGAAATAGCATGGATAACTTTGAAAGATTCTGGACAACTTGGCCCAAATCATTCAGAAAAGGTGGCAAGGCTGCTTGTCTAGTAAAGTGGAAGAAGTTTTACTGCGACACCTGTGCAGACCAGATCATCAAACACATTGAGTGGATGAAAACAACAGATGCTTGGAGAAAAGACGATGGCGCTTTTATTCCTGCACCTCTGGTTTATCTGAACCAACAAAGATGGGATGGAGCAGAAATCCCTGAATCGTTCGGGATCAAAGTTGAAGTACAAATTGATCCTGCTCTTGCCAAGATTGAGGCTGATAGAAAAAAAGCCGCCCCAATGCCAGACCACATCAGAGCTAGATTAGCCGAACTAAGGAAATAAAAATGCCAATTTATCTACCCGCAGAATACGAAACAGAAGTCGCAGGAACAGGCGATGGATTTGTAAGTTTCACGCAAAAAAGATTAGATGGACAAGAAATGGTCATGTACCTTTCACTCCATCAATTCGAAACAATTTTTAACCATCAAAAAACTATTGTGAGAGAGGCGCTTGGTTCTGATGTCGCACCATGACGCAATGAAACTGTTAGACAAGGTGCGTGAAGGCGTACCTTATCCACTACACCTGATAAACAAAGCCTTAGAGCTTACTGGCGACCTAGAGTAAACCCCTATGGCGTACAGCAGGAAAACAATATCCAATGAGGGCGACAGAGTTGTTCTGGAGAAAGCCGAAGCAAGGGAGATATACCGAACTTGGCAATCAAACAGAGATAACGATTTTGTTCGTGCCAGGCTTGAGCGTTGCGAAAAGGTCTATGGATCAGGCGCAAGAGATCGAGTCAGGACCTATATGTCAAGAATGAAAGAAGGACAAATTGAATGAGCTGGCTTTATTCGCAGGCGCTGGTGGGGGAATACTTGGGGGAAAACTTCTCGGATGGAGAACAGTCTGTGCTGTCGAGTGGGAAAAATACCCAGCAAGCGTATTGTGCGCCCGACAAAATGACGGACTTCTCCCCCCTTTCCCAGTTTGGGATGACGTTCAAACCTTTGACGGAAGACCTTGGAAAGGAATTGTTGACGTTATATCTGGAGGCTTTCCATGCCAAGACATCAGTTCAGCCGGAAAAGGAGCAGGAATTGAAGGAGAACGATCAGGAATGTGGGGAGAAATGGCACGGATCATTGGGGAAATACGACCAAGATACGTCTTTGTGGAAAACTCACCAATGCTCACTTCTAGGGGACTTGGAAGAGTTCTCGGAGACTTGGCCTCGATGGGGTTTAATGCGAAATGGGGAGTTTTGGGAGGTCAAGAGTTTGGCGCATCACATTCAAGGGACAGAATTTGGATTGTCGCATCCGACCCCATTAAAAACGGACCATTTCAAATTCCTAAGATTTCGCAAGGAGTCAGTATTGAAAAGCACGTTTGGGATGCACAGGAATTCAATCGCTTATTGGATGACTGCCAATCATGGGAAGATACCAAGCGTGGAATGGATTTATTGGGTGATGGGGTGGCCGAGTGGGTGGGCCAATCTGAATGCCTTGGAAACGGGCAAATACCAATCGTGGCTGCAACGGCATGGAGAGTCCTGAAATGAGATATGCAGCTAGGGTAGATGCCAATCAAGACCAAATAGTTTCTGCTTTGAGAGCTGCAGGTGCTTATGTTTGGATTATTGGCCTACCAGTTGATTTATTGGTGGGGTATAAAAACCACACTTTTTTGGTAGAGATCAAGACAAACTCTAAAAAGAAGTTTACTAAGCTACAAACAGACTTTTTTGAGAATTGGTCAGGTGGCACGTTAGCCAGGATTGATAACCCAGAGGCCGCATTAAGAATGATTGCAACATTAGGGTAAGTCCCTATGGTATTACACAAACAATTAGGTAAGATTTAATTTTTAACAGGAGTAAATTATGAACACATGGGAATTTGACACAACAGTGGGTGCAGGTAGTGAAGTGGTCACAGTGGTCTACGAATACGAACAAGACCAAGACTCAACCTACAACGAATCTATTAAAGAGATTTGGTTTGAGGGACGCAATGTCATTGGCCTTCTTTCTGATGAGCAATTTAAAGAGCTAGAGATGGAAGGAGCCATGCGGTTTCAGTATCACAAGCTTAACTACAAAACAGAAGACGTATGACTTTACAAAAAAAAGAGCTTTTAATTGGTTGTGGATCTAACCACATCAAAAAGATGGCAACAGATAGAACAACTGGTTTTGATAACTTAACCACTTTAGACTACAACGCTGACCACAATCCTACTGTTGTGTGGGACTTGATGGTTCTGCCATTGCCATTTCCAGACAATGAGTTTGATGAAATCCATGCTTATCAGGTGTTAGAGCATCTTGGTCAACAGGGGGACTACAAACTATTCTTTGCTCAGTTCTCAGAGTTCTGGCGACTTCTCAAGCCAAATGGTCATTTCCTTGCGACTTGTCCCTCTAGAAGTTCAGTCTGGGCTTATGGTGATCCAAGCCATACAAGAATCATGCAGCTTGAACAACTGGTATTTCTATCCCAAGATGAGTACAAGAGGCAGGTAGGCAGAACACCAATGTCCGACTTTAGGAATATCTACAAAGCAGACTTTAAAACTGTCTTTCAAGAAGAGGATGATGACATCAGGTTTGTACTAAAAGCCATAAAGAATTGATTTTGTAGCTATAATTCAAGCCATGAAACAACGTGGCGGCTCAAGAAAAGGCGCTGGTCGTAAGAAGATCAGCGAACAAGGTAGGACTATCCGAGCAAGGGTAGCGCCTATCCATGAGCAAGCATTGACCTTGGCAGGGAATGGATCTTTGTCAGAAGGTATCCGTAGATTAGCAGAGAAACATTGGAGATTGATTCATGGAGAGCAGCCCCGACAAAGCAATTCAGTATTTGATCGACACCGCACCCTTGTACGCCCAAGCGAAGTCGGAGCGCCTGTACTTGGAGGAGTTCCGAAAGTCCAAGAAGGCTCACCTGATGAGCCAGGCAGGGACGGAAGTTCTGGGTAAACAAGAAACCTTTGCCTATGCCCATGAGGAATATATCGAAGTTCTTGAAGGCATAAGAGCTGCCGTTGAAAAAGAAGAGAAGTATCGGTGGCTAATGACTGCTGCCCAAGCCAGGATCGAAGTCTGGAGAACTAACCAGTACTCAGCCAGAATGGAAATCAGGGCAACCCAATGAACAACAAGCTGAACGCAAAGGAAAGACTGCACCTGGCATTGGTCAAGTCACTTCCCTGTTCAGTATGTGATGCGTCAGGGCCATCAGAAGCTCACCATTACAAGCAGGGGCTTCAGTACACCTGCATAGCCTTATGCAAAGACTGCCACACAAATCCAACCCTTGGATGGCATGGGCAGAGACGTATGTGGCACATAAAAAAGATGGATCAGATTGAGGCTCTCAACATCACAATAATGAGACTTCTATCTGCCAGGTCTGAAAATAAAAATGCTTTCTAATTTAAAAAGTTTCAAAAACTTTGAGTTTCCAAAAATTGGTTAACTTGACTTTCTGAAAGGTAAAGGCCATTTTTTCCAAAAAACACCCATTTTTAGGGAAAACCCTGCGTTAGTAAGCACTCACTTCGCAAAAAATGTAAGTTAGCACTCACTTCACAAAACCAGGTCAGTTAGCACTCACTCACTTAGCAGCTAAAAGCAATGCCTGAGACAAGCTTTAAAATCCGATTTAAACCTGTTATAAAGGCTTTTTAAGCCTACTTTTACGATTCCCTATGGTAGGTATGCACCAGCTAGGAAAAATGGCTTAAATCAACGATTCCATGATGTAAGCACTCACTTCATTAAGAAACCCAAAGAAAGGGGCTAAAAACCCCTTTTTGTGGATCACCTAGTTAGAGAGAGGGCAACAATTGCCAAAACTGAGATGGTGAGATGCATAAAGGCTTTGAATCAGGATCTTCCAAAGACTGAACCCAATATGCACAATTTTCTTCGCTAATGACCTCATAAAGATCTGATGCATCCAAGAGGATCACGCCAACAGCGCCTTTCATTTTTCCGATTCCATTGTGATCCATTTTATTTGCTTTCTAGATATTGATGGGGTTCCGGATTTTTTAGCTTCAATTCCATGATGATGTAATTCCATAGGACTTTCTCTAGATCTCCTTTAGAGCTGCCCTCAAAGTACCATTTCCCAAGATCTCTATGCTCTACCCCAATGACATCTTGAATGTGATTACAAGCCACATCAATAGATTCTTTGACTAAGTTGTTGACCTCTTCTTCGGTCATAAAATGCCAGGCTTTCATAAATAATGCACCCCTTTAATTTGAACAAAACCCGATTGATCTTTTTTTGCTTTGCCTTTGGCATATAAAGCCACAACTACATTTTTTGGTTCAATATGGCGAATATCAGTATCATCACCATCGATAACTTCCCATGATCTAAAAGTTAATGGGATATCTTCCTTCTTTTGAAAAACAACTGCAGCCCTAGCATTATTGGGATTAGATAATCCTTTGATAGATATCGGTTTAGGGGTAATACTAGAGAATGAATATGTCAAATCATAATTGCCATATGTTTTTCCATTAAGGTTTCTAGAGGGATGCTTTGTGTAATCATAAAATATTTCATCAGGGAACATTTGGAAAATAGTTTGATCGTGAAGAATCTTGTAATTTTCCCAAAGAATATCGCTAGTCCCATTTAATCGAATTAATAGTTTTTGATCCTTTTTTCTTGCATAATATTTTAGTGTCCAAATATCAGCACAAAGGGATAATAAAAAAGATCGTTGATCTGAATACCAAAAATCGGTTTTTGCTTGCCTAGCTTTTTGAATGCTAGTAAATGCACCTCTACCCGCTGAATAAAGGCAGCCCTCCATGCACCCCGCAAGCCTTGCAAGAGGGCAAAGATCATCGTTAGGGGTTAGGTAGAGGATGGCAGTGAGATAGCCTAGCTTCTCGCCTTTGATTGTCTTTGTGGAGGCAGTCCCTAAAAGCTTCTTGTAAGTTAAGCCTTCACGCCTAATAATTAATTTGTAAGGATTTGTCATATTCACGCCCATTAAAAAGTTGATTTATTTTTTGATTCGGATTAACTCATTATCTCGATAGCATGAGTTACAAGATGGTGTTCCCAAAAAGATTTGCACCGTGTAAATATCTCCTGCAATTTCATGCCACCAGTCATTTTCAAGGTTATATTGCTTTGCATGATTAGATAACCCAAGTTTTAAATGCTCTATACAAAGCATTTCCTTTTCATGGTAAGCCTCAAAAGAAAAATTCCAGGTGTCTAGTTTAGCTTTCCACATTTTTACTCTCCTCTTCGGTGTCTTCAATATCTTCAATTTGCATCCATTCTTCAATTATTTGAGTGCCACTACATAAAAGATGCTGAATTGAATCAATAACCATTTCGGCATGATATTTTTGATAAGTATCACTTTTAATATATGCTTTGAATGCAATTAATATCCCAAAAACTGAATTAATCTCTTCTAAGCCTTCATAAAGCATAAATTCATTTAAAAGCTTTGGATGCTCTTTAGATTTAGTCATATTGCCTCCACTTCATAACTTAGATCCTTAGAAACTACCTCATAACCTAGACCCTTAATTTGCTTAATGGCATCATAAGAAAGGGTTTTGGTTTTGGTTAGCTTTGCAAAGGTTTTAGCTTTGTCGCATATTGGATAGAAAAGAAATCCTCCATATGCCTTGTCTATTTGGATAGTGATGGTTAGTTTTTCCATGATTTACGCCTTTAAAAAGAAAAGAAAAAGATTATTTTGTGAGAATGTCAAAGTAAGCCAATAAACCCGCACAAAGGGTTAAGCCAATCAAGATGGCAGCTAGGATGTCTTTGTGGTTATCGTTCATGCTTTAGCTCCTTTGGTAGTTTGCAAGCCCTTGTAATCGTGAATGTAGTCAGCAAGATCTACACAAACCCAAGAAACAACTGATTCAGCCTCTGAGTAGGTATCCCAAAGGTTATCGCCATGCATATCGTGTAAATAATCCCCATTTGGTTTTTCTACCATGTAACCATCAAGGGTTTTAATAATTGTGACTTTCATTTCAGCTCCTTATGCAATGAATTCGGGGTTTGTAGTCACGCCATGTTCAATGGCAATAGCCATTATTTCATTTTGGGACTTGGAAGATCTAGCCGAACGAATGAGGGTAGATAGGGATCTAGCGAGATAGTCTTTACCTAGACCAGCTTCACTATATTGAATGGACTTTGCCACTTCTTTAGATTCAGATTTTGTCATTGTGTACGCCTATTGAGTTGATGATAGAGAGGCTAAAAATCTACCCTCTCACATATATAGCACGAAAGAATCGTGCCAACTCTCGTAAGTTGTTGATTCCATTGACTGCTCCAAAACCCTGTCAGTAGAAACCCTTAGAACCTGAGTATTCAGTTTGATTTTGTAGCTACAATTGGAAAAGAAAAGAAAGGGCAAACCCATTACAAGGGCAGCTAGACAAGTAAGGGATAGTAAAGGGGATCAGAGAGGATATATAAGGGCTAGGACAAGAGATAGGGTAAGGATGGACATAGACTAGGTAGAAGATGGAGAAACCCTTTAGACCTCGATCTATCCACATCCTTTGCGCCCATGAGACAAACTATGCATTTCTTGCATAACCTTTTGTAAATGAGACTCATTCGCATTCATAAGTTAGTTGGTACTCACTAACCTGGTCTAAGTTAGTTGGCACTTACTAACATTTGGCGAAGTGAGCACTCACTAACGTAGGGTTTACCCCCCCCTAGAGCAAAAGTGGGGGGCGCTGTGGCAGGGGACATAAACACACATCGATACACCCTTCAAAGCTAAGACCCCCCTACCCCCTCCCCCAACCACAAAAGAACCCTCCAAAAAATTTTTTATAGTTTAGAATTTGTATCCATTAAATCAAGGAGAAGATATGGCAGGATTTCCTATGAGGAGAGCGTTGGAGAAGAAGATAGAAGAGCTTGGGGGCATTGAATTCGTAACAGCTCACATTAGCCAAGGAATGACCATAGGACGCTTGGCAGAGTTCATAGAGTGTTCTAGGCCCATGCTTTCTTTCTGGATCAACCATACTGATGAGCGTAGAGATGCGGTACTTGCTGCCCGTAAGCTAAAGGCTGAGAAACTGGCAGAAGAGGCTCTTGATATTGCTGACCAAGCAGATGAGACAAGCAATAGTGGAGTTAACAAAGCTAGGCTCCAAGTTGACACCCGTAAGTGGATGGCCTCCAAGCTTGACCCTGAGAACTATGGAGACACCGCCAAGACCCAAGTCAATATTAGTTTAGGTGATCTACACCTCCAAGCTCTAAAGCACATGGGCAAGGCCGAGGTAGTTGTCGAGACATTGGAAAACAATGGCACATAACCCGTTTATCCAGTTCATCACCCTATACAGGAATGACCCTAATCTGTTCGTTAAAGAGGTCTTAGGAGTAGAGCCTGATGATTGGCAGCAAGACTTTTTAAACGCCGTGGCCTCTGGTGAGCGCAAGATTTCAATCAGGTCTGGTCACGGGGTGGGTAAGTCAACCACCGCTTCTTGGGCAATGCTTTGGTTCTTGTTGACCAGGTATCCCGTCAAAGTCGTGGTGACTGCCCCTACTTCTGCCCAACTGTATGACGCTTTGTTTGCCGAGCTTAAAAGGTGGGTTAAAGAACTACCCCAACCTATCCAAGATCTACTTGATGTCAAACAAGAGAGGATTGAACTAAAGGCAAGTGCGACAGAGGCTTTTATCTCTGCAAGGACTTCTCGTGCTGAACAGCCCGAAGCCCTCCAAGGTGTCCACTCTGAGAACGTCATGTTGGTTGCGGATGAGGCTTCTGGTGTCCCAGAGGCAGTATTTGAGGCCGCTGCTGGTTCCATGTCAGGCCATAACGCTTTAACCATCCTACTTGGCAACCCTGTTCGTAGCTCTGGTTTCTTCTTTGACACCCATAATCGACTCAAAGATGAGTGGTGGACTAAGCGAGTATCCTGTATTGACTCTACTAGGGTGAGTAAAGAGTACGTAGAAGACATGAAATCCCGCTATGGCGAGGAAAGTAACGCTTACAGGATCAGGGTTTTGGGTGAGTTTCCAAGGAGCGATGATGACACGATTATTCCTATGGAGTTGCTTGAGTCTGCTAAACACAGGGATACAAGAGCTTATGAAGATGCTCCGATCATTTGGGGACTAGACGTTGCGAGGTTTGGCTCCGATTCTTCAGTTCTATGTAAACGTCAGTCTAATGTTGTACACACTCTTGAGAGGTGGAGGAACCTTGATCTGATGCAACTAACAGGTGCAGTAGTCGCCCAATACGAAGCCTGTGACCACAAGAGCAGACCTACAGAGATTCTGGTTGACTCCATTGGCCTAGGAGCAGGTGTTGTTGACCGATTAAGAGAACTAAAGCTTCCATGCCGTGGGATTAACGTATCTGAGAGTCCTGCTATGGGAGGGACGTATCTCAATCTGAGAGCAGAACTCTGGCATAAAACCAAGGCTTGGCTTGAGAAACGGGACTGCAAGATACCTAACAATGAGGATTTCATTGCTGAACTGGCAACTGTAAGGTACACCTTTACATCTAATGGCAAAATAAAAATCGAATCTAAAGATGATATTCGTAGACGGGGACTGAAATCTCCTGACATGGCTGACGCATTTGTCTTGACATTTGCCTCAGATGCCGCCACCATCTCATGGGGGTCTAACTTGTCTTGGGGTAAACCGATTAAAAGGTTGATCCGAGGTTTGGTCTGATTGCCGTTGCCATTTTGAGCCACCCTAAAAAAGTGGCTCTTTTTTTTATTAACACAATATGGTAGTATTGACAAACCTTTTAGGAGATCCCTATGAAAATGGATGAAGCAGCCAAAAAGATTGGCAAAGTAATGGGTGAATACAAGCGTGGCAAGCTCAAGTCTTCCTCTGGTGACAAGGTTAAATCCCGTGACCAAGCTGTCGCTATCGCAATGAGTGAGTCTCGTGCCATGCCTAAACGTGGTGGTAGAACTGCAACTAACCGAAGCAAAAAGTAACTTAAGGAAAAAATCATGTCTTTCTTAACTAGAGATAACAACGGAAATACCATCCCTAATGTATTTAGGATTGGTACGACACAAGTTTTTACAGTAACAAATTCTAGTGTTGCAAGTACCGCTTTTGCGGCCTCAACTACTCATGTTCGAGTTGCTTGCTCATTAGGCCATTGCCATATCCAGTTTGGATCTGCACCAACTGCAAGTATTACGACAAGCCCAATGTTGGCAAACAATACATCTGAAATTTTCCCCGTGGCTTCTGGTGACAAGATTGCTGTTATTAAAGATTCTGGTGTTACTGCTTCCACAATTAGCGTTACGGAGTTATTATGAAACCTGGACTTTATGCCAACATTAATGCCAAGCAAGAACGTATCAAGGCTGGCTCTAAAGAGAAAATGAGAAAGCCTGGCACTAAGGGCGCTCCTACTGCCAAAGACTTTAAGCAAGCGGCTAAGACTGCTAAGAAAAAATGAGTGCAGCGTGGACCAGAAAAGAAGGGCAAAACCCTAAAGGTGGGTTAAATGCTAAAGGTCGTGCTAGTTTAAAAGCACAAGGCCAAGACATTAAAGCCCCTGTTAAGTCTGGAGACAATCCACGTAGAGCTAGTTTCCTTGCGAGGATGGCGGGGAATGATGGTCCTGAGTATAAAGATGGAAAGCCAACTAGATTACTTCTAAGCCTCCAAGCGTGGGGTGCAAGCAGTAAAGCAGATGCTAGAGCGAAGGCTAAAGCAATTTCTGCAAGGAATAAAAAATGAACTGCCCAACCGCTACCTATGACATTAAGTTCAACCTAAAGAATCGTAATTGGGCGATCAAGAATGTTGACTATGGCCCTGCCAACCCAGAAGAAGACAACGAAGAGTACTGGCAGAACCTTGCTGATATGTGGACAGT